CGAATATCTGGTAGAGATTTTCAATGCAGAAACAGAAAGAGATATTGAGAATATCAGAAGATATGTATATCTCAAAGCTCTTTCAAATAGTTCATATGCAAGAAAGGAAGATGTTGATTTACCTAATATCACACCAGGACATGAAGTAATTATCCATTGGAATTATGACGAAGACGGTTGTTGGACTATTGGAAATGGAAGTATTGATGCTTTCTGTGGTTACATTAGAGATAATCTTATGAGTTTAATCACACCAAAGGAGGAAAATGCAAATGCTTAATATAAAATTTAGATATAAAGATGCAATGAGTAATTGGGAATGGAGAACACAAAGCTGTACAGTATCATCTGTTGAAGAATGTAAGCGAATTTACGGACTTGACAATGGAGATGTTGAGTACGAAATTCTCGAAGTAAAGGAAGTTGACAAGTAAATAAGAGAATAAATAAAGGCAGATGTAAATAATTGCGTCTGCCTTTTGTAATAGAAGGAGTGAATGAAATGAATACATTAGAAGATATTTTAGTAGCATTGGGAAGTAAGAAGCCATTTTTAAATAATGTAATTATTGATGTGGATAGTGGAAGGCAGCCATTTACTAAAGGTGGTGCTAAAGCTTATGAAAAATTGACAGAAATCTTATATGCTGTTGGAGAACTTACTCACACAGATATGAATGATATTATTGAGGAACTGGATAGTATAGCGAATCAGGATATATAGGAGGTAAGAGAAATGACACGGTTACGGCAATACAGAATGGTTGAAGGAATTGGAAGCCATTGGAATAAACGATGGGAAATTCAAGAGAAATATAAATATTTTGAGAATGGAGAATGGATTGAAGCATGGCATATGATTTTTTGGAGTAGTGATAAAGCAAGATGTGAAGAAGTGTTTGAGAAATATAAAAAATTAGGAGGTAAGCAAAATGAACGGATATGAATATATTTGTGGAACAGCAGCACAGTTTAGAAAGAAATTTCCAAACTTATATGAACGGAAAGAAAAGAAACCTGTGTTCATTGATTCAAACCTGTTAGACAAAATCGAAGATATTCCAGAAGAAATTAAGGTAGAACTGATAGGCAAGTCAAGAATATCACGAACGAACAGAGAAGATTTTGCAATCAGTACAGAAGATGAAAACGGATATAAATATTATCTTGATATTGATTGTAGTTGTTATGACTTCTATAAAAACGACAAGTTGATTTATTCAGTATTACATGTAGATGGTGCAAGATGGAATGTATATAAGGCAATATCTATGGTGATTATGATGAATTGCCTGTGAAGTCAGGCAGTTTGAATTGGAGTGAAAACTTAAATTTTAAGCTGGGTAGAATTGACATTAGTGCCTATGAAAGCGAGGTTGATTGATATGAAAGAGCCACTAACACGAACAATATATGACAATTATGATTTATGGGATCAATATTCTGAATTTGCAAAGGAAACACTTTCAGAGTATGAAGAAGAATCAAGTGAAGATTCAATCTGGAATGTGATAAATGATGAAGATTCGACAAATTGGGAATGTGAAAAAGAAAGGCTTGAAGAGTTCTTTAATGATGGAAGTACATGGATTTTGCGTGGTACAAATGGAAGATGGAATGGAACTTTTGAAGCAGGAACAATTTTCACAGACTTTATGGATATGTATAGAGAAGCAATGACTGATTGTGATTATGTTCATTTGTATGATGAGAATGGACATTTCTATATGCAGTGTTCCCACCATGACGGAACTAACTATTATGAGATTAGGAAACTTACGGATAAGGGAATTGAGTACCTTAAAAACTGGGAAGAAAATTGGGATGACAAGAGAAGTGAAAGGTATATATATGACCAGATTATGAAAAGATATTCAACACTTCCGAATTTTGCTCATAAAGTATATGGATGTCCAAAGGTAGAATGGAAGAAAGAGGTGGCGTAAGCCATCTTACTTTTTTAAAAAGGAGTGAATGAATATGTTATATGAAATAAGTTCAAAAGAGAAGCATGAT